ACGTAGAACATTGAAAGCTGCGCTGTTCCACGCTCAACGCGCATACCCAGGTTGAAGCTGCCGCGAAGCCTTCGGTATTTCATCCATTGCAGCGCTTCCTGATAGCCAAGCCGCTGCTGGGCTTCAGCGATGGTGGAACCTCCCACCCCGCACAGGACGAGCTCATGCCAGAACTCGTCCAGCTCGCTCAGCTCTTCGTCTTTCCCGCGCCGTTTACCTCGCCCATCACACGCAGCAACTCCATCACCAGTTCACGCCCCATAGGGCCGCGCTCCGGATCAGCAGCGCCGGTAACGTCCCCTACAGTGAAAACTGCATTTCCCTCTGCATCACAGATGCTGGCAGCGATGCGACCGGCCACAGGATCGGTCTTGCTGACAGTTGAAGTGATATCAGAAATTGCTGCGGCATAGCCAATCCGACGAACAAAGACGTCAGCCTTCAACTCGCCATCTTCGCCAACCAGTGTAATTTCCTTTTTCACAGGGGCGCCCGTGAAGGCGCCCGCTGTTTTGAGATTGTCGATTGTCAGGTTCATGGCTGTACCTTGCGAATCCAGACGGCAGGACCAGAGCGTTGAATTGCGACAGCTGTTTTGACGGTTGTGTTGGCGGCGAAGTCAAACGGGAAGTCGGCTACGTTTCCGTTATACATGAACCAGGTTCGGCTGGTGGGCACCACGAAGTCGCCGTTACTGTCGAGCGTTGGCGGAATATCTTTGCCGTCCGACCACCCGAGTGCGAACTCAATGTTGTCGTATGCCTCATCATCGTCTTCTGCCATCTGATGAAGACGAATATGAGATTCATTGCGCGGGTCAGCGTCGATGGTAAAGGTAGCCTGGCCCGGCGTGCGCATGCCGCGCAAATACTCGCGCGTGGTTTTATCAAGGCACTCTACAACGATCTGATCAGCAGGGTTGCCGCCGCCGTTGAAGTTATTCATGCACTCAATATTGATGATCTCCATTACTGCCGGATCAGCGATTGAAGGAACGCGTGCATAAAGCTGCGTACCTTGGGTCTTCATAGCCATGGTGTTTCTCCTAGCGGGTTTTCAGACATTAAAAAACCCGCTCGAGGCGGGTTGGTGGTGGTGCTCTTTTAGCGCTCTACAAACCATTCAAGGTCGAATGAAAATCGGTAACGCTTTGTTTCTGGATCTCGGCGCTCACCTCGCCAGCTGGTGATGTGCGCGTTAGGCTCTATTGCATCGCGCAGCGCCTCGGCAACATTACGGGCTGATGAAGCGGTATCTGCGTAGACATCGACCTGCAAGTCAAAGCTATCGATATCCGGCCGCTGATTTATGTAGTTTTCTGGGTTGCCGCCAATCCCTTGCCAGACGGCATAGGGTGTTGGCGTGCCCTCCGGTGCCTCGCCGAATGGCCATAGGCGCACTGGCGAGGTGCCGAGCAGAGAGGTAACCGCCGATGATGCAGCGCATACCGTGAATATGGGGGCGTACATGCTCATAGAGTGCCGGCCTTCTTCTTCGCGGCCTTAATGGCCCGGTCCATCTTCTTTTCGTATTGATCGCCAAACTCACTGATAGCGGCAGCGATGTTGTCGGAAAGTGATCGGCGCATAAATGGCGTTGCTGCGGTATTGGCTGAGCCGAATTCAAGATGGCGCCAGTGCCGGGTATCCTTGCCTGGCAAACCCTGCAGCGAGTCAGACGTTGCGCTGCCGCCCGCGCCACCCATTACACCAACCCGAAACATGAGGTCGCCGGTTGCCTTGAATCGTCGATTCGACCAGCGCTCTACTATGTTTTTCTGGATATCTTCGGCGGTTGCTGGATCGTCCAGCCCTGCAGCGTTCTGCTTGGCCTTATTGCGCACAAGCTGGGCAGCCTTGCGCAAAGCAAAGCGCCCGCCCTTGTATTTGAGGTCTTGCTCGACCGCCTCGAACTTGCCCAGCACCTCGGCAAGGCCGCCTATATCCCATTGAGTGGTATCAACCATTGTTGAGACCTTCGGATACGGCAAGTGTTAGGTACTCACGGCCACTCTTTGGATCGGGCAGAGCTGGGCCTTCGATGTTGTATATTTTGCTGCGGTAAAGGATTCGCATGGTTGGCAGTACGCCTTCCCGATAGCGAATCACAATTCGAGCCGATAGTTGAGACTGGTTCGCTTGAGCGGCTATCAAGTCCTTAACTGAAATTGGCTCAACTCGCGCGGCCACCCCCTTCCAAACATCCGCCCAACCTTCTACCATTTCACCGCTTTCTTCATCCTGAACAAGCCCCGGTGATTGGAACGTGACTCGGTGGCGCATCGGGCCGGCTCTCATACACCTAGCCCTACGCGGTAAAAGTGCAGCATACGAATGACGGCTGGGTTCTCGTCCAGGGTAACGCCGGCAACCTGCCCTTCTCGGTTCTCGTAGAGGTCCCCAATAATTAGCAAGATGGCAGCACGCACGCTTGGAGGAAATATAAAATCAGGATCAGATGATGAGGAGCTACCCTCTGCGACCTCCCACGGAATTGGCCGACCTATTAACTGGCTAGCATGGTCGACTGCAGCGTCGAGCATGCTCTCAAGCTCTGGATCTGTTTCAGAGTCGGGCGCAGGGTCAAGCCGCAGGTGACGCTTAATGTCTTCAAGCTCAATCAGCATGACGGTACCCATGATTGGTTGGATGCCCATGGACGGGGCTGGCCGTGAAAGCAAACTACTTGAGCGCCAGCAGGAACGCCGCTTTTGCAATGGACCTTGAACGAGACGATGGCGCCGGGCATGAGATCCTGCCAGCGCTTGCAGGGCAGCACATCGCGCAGAAAGCCTTGATCGCCCCAGTGCTGCGTGGTGCGACAGCGATTCATGTGCGCTTCCGGGTTTTTAATCCAGGCATTCCATACCGCTTGCTTGTCTTGCTGAGCGATGTACATCAGCCCGCTTGCAGGCTGATTTAGCCGGTAAAAGTCGCTCAGCATGGTTGTCTGGCCGACCGCTTCGAGCGCTTCAATATTGCCCAGCACCACGGTGTCCAGATCGAAATACAACAAGTCGCCGGGTATTGCGTTGCTAAATAGCTCTATCTTTGACCACCAGCCAGGGAAGTCATGCTGCATGGGCACAACTGGGACGCCCGGCACATCAACGTCAGAAAGGCATACCAGCCCAGGAACCTGCCGCGCGAGCCACTGCACGTGCTTAGGCTTGTATTCTCCGCCTGAGCGCAGCACGCAAACGCGGGTCACTTTGCTACTTGATGGCAAGGGCTCTCTCCAACTCAATGCGGGGCCAAAAATCCAGAATGCTGTGACGGCTAGCGTTAAGCACTTCGCAGGCGGCTAGGCGTGGAACGATCTTGGCGAACTGCGCCGGAAACTTGCCGATACTCTCGCAATTTCCCAGCGCCTTGGGGTGGTCTCCGTGCCAATGGCGCTTACCGTCCGGGGCGTATTCGCAGTCATAGCCGACCATGATCACCCGGCGGGCGCCCCACTCTGCGGCAAGGCACATAGCGCCAGCACCAGAGTTTCCGCCAAACTCGCCAATCACCCGCTCGGTTCTTTTTCCCCAGTCACTTACCGTAAGTAAGCGACCCTTAAATAACCGCAGCACCTCGCTGTAGTGCTGCTTCCACCAAGGACGATCCATGGCATAAAGCACATCAGCCCACGGCGCTATTCGATAGCTCGTGTTGGTGACGATGACGGCGCGGCCGGCTTGCTCTTCGCGCCACGATTTGATTTGGTCGACGTCTGCTTGGGTGAGGCTGGGACCGCTGGCGATGCAGACAACTTCTTGCCAGTGGCCTTCGGGGGGATGGCGGTATTATCTCGACGCTTAACCAGGCCCGCGCGCTCGAGCTGAACGGTTTCCGATTCGCTGGCATCCCATACCTGATCGCGGCGCTTCACACCGTAATGGTCGAATGAATGCAGAGCAATAACTTCTGGCATGTTAATTCTCCTGATATGCAGCGGGGCCAGACGCCCCGCTGCATGGTTGGGCTGCCTTATGCCGAAGCAGGCAGACCGCTGAAGTCGCCCTTAACAAACGCTTCAGGTCGGTAGACTGAGAGACCAACACGCTCTTCGCAGAGGATGGTGACCATGTTTTTCACGAAGTTATCGCGGTCTTCGGTCGAGACCGTTACCGAGATATCCTCGCGATCCCAGCCCTGAGCGCCTTGCTGGAACGAACCAACCAGGTAGTCGCCGGCATCCATTGCTTGGGTAGGCACAACCGGGCGGCTCCAAAGACCAGGCACAGCCAAGCCAGTTGGCGTAGTGAACAGGTACTGGTTCTCAGTGGTTTTTGTGAGCTCAATAGCCGCCCAATCGATGGGACTCAGCACAATGCCGTCAGCCTCGTACTCAGCCAGCGTGACCTGCAGTAAGGCAATGCGCAGGCGGTCGATAGCTGTCTCGGCCTGCACTGTAACGCCTGGGTTGGCGTATGCAGTAGCCTGGGTGTAGCAGCCATTCAGGTTCAAGCCTACGCCAGAACCCTTCAGCAGTTGAGCCTCTTCTTTCAGCTTGAGGCCATAGCGCAAGCGGCCGTCGATGTAGCTCTGCAGCATGCTGGCATCGGAAAGCACCTGGCGCGACGCACGCACCCAGTGAGCAATGGTGGCGACCGGATCGGTATCCAGCTCAAAGCTCAGATCAGACTCAGGCTTTGGATTAGCCGGGTTTTCAGAAACAACGTTGGCGTTGTTGGTGAAACCGGTTTCGCGCACGTACTCGATGGAGTTTGAGGTGGTGCGGCCCCAGCTAAGCAAGTCACGCAGGAACAGACGCTGGCGGGTAGGCTGAATCATACCAACGCGGGCTGGCTCAATCAGGTTGCCGGCAGAGCTGTCCAGGCTGGTAATGGCGGCCTTGATGTTG